CTATGGCGTGTTCAACGCCATTACGCGCACGGCGCAGGACCTGCCGGACTACGAGCGCGCCACCGAGTTCGAGCGGTCAGGCGGACAAGTGATCGAGTTGCCCAGCAAAGATTGGGAGCGCATCGCAAGGGCTGCGTAGGAGCCCGGGCGTGCTATAATGACAATTCCTCCTGTTGGCATTGATGCCAGCCGTTTGGCCCTCCCGGGAAACCGGGGGGGCTTTTTTTTTGGCGATATTTCCCCTCCTCTCCCCTCAGGGGGGTTGGCAGCCAGCATTAGCGTTTGCTTATTTACGTTTTAAACGGGGCAGGCTGATTTCGGGTATACCACCCTACGCTGGGAGCCCATACAACGCAGCACGCGCCCGCTCCGCAAGGCTGGGGCACATGATTTTGACGTCCATACCCATGCATCGGGCCAACTCGAACAGCGACTCGGCGTCAATTACCAGATACTCGTTGCGCGCAAAGGCCCCGATCCATCGCAGCGAGAGCCGGGGGTTTCTGGTGGACATTGAGATTTCCAGCCACCCCCCTTTCCTCCGGATCAACTCTGCGCGCACCCGGTCTATGAAGGTGGATATTCCGATGTTGCTCTTTCCGCTCATGTGGGAGTAAACTCCGTGTGGCGTATGCGTTGCCCGTAAGTCTACATCAAAAACATACAGGAGATCAAATGCTTGGAAGAGAACTGCGAATCATGCATTTCGCCGACGGATCGGTGTTCATGGAAGGCATCCCCGGCAACTCGCGCAACACTTACATCATCGCAGAGAAGGGCGAGCACATGGTTGTGTCGAGTCCGCCATACCGCAGCAGGGGCCGCTGCGACTCTGGAGCGATGCTCTTCGTGCGGCGCATCGGTCCATGGGTCCGGCTGGTTGCCGGGCAGGACGTGCACCGCGAGTGCCGCGGGGCGGTCATCATGAGCGTGGATCGAACAGAGGGGTGGCTCGACCCAAAACGGCGGGTGAAACCCCCGACCGAACCTGTTGCGATAGTCCCGCGACTGGTCCAGCCGATGGGACCGGATGACGATGATGATATTGCGCTGCGGAAACCCCGCGCGCGGGTGGGAGCAAAATGACCACCCTGCCACAGATGATCGGTGAGCCCGACCGACGCACCTACATCGGTGGATCTGACGCCGCCGCCATACTTGGCGTCGGTGCCTACGATCGCACGCCCTACTCGACATACCTTGCCAAAATCGGTGAGCACCCGGAATCCATGTCCGAAGAAAAAAAACGCTTCCTTGAGCGACGCAGGCGCTGGGAAGAGCCCATCGTGCAGATGCTGCGCGAAGAGTTCGGCGGGAAGATCGTGAGCACCAACAAGAGATACATACACCCTGAGCATGCCTTCATCGCCTCAGAGATCGACTTCGAGTGGATCGACGAACGCAGTGGAAACGTGCAGAACGGCGAGATAAAAACGGTCAGCCCGTTCGCGTTCGGCGAGAGCCGGGGGTGGGGAGAGCCCGGCACCGGAGACATTCCGATCCACTACTACGCACAAGCGATGCACGGAATGATGGTCACCGGCCGCGACCAGTGCGTTGTCGCAGCAATGGTTGGTCTCGATTCATTCTTTTTCTACGTGATAAATCGCGATAGCGAGACCATCTCGTCCATGCTCAGTGCCGAAATCGACTTCTGGGAGAACCACGTCCTGACGAAGACGCCGCCAGACCCGATCTCTCCAAGGGACGTGTCTCTTATGTTTTCGCGGCACAACGGCAAGCCGGTCATCGCGGATGACAGCATGGTTGCAATGCTCGGCCGGATCGACGGCTTGCGACAACGCGCCGCAGAGATCGACGGCGAGTTGAGCGAAACGGAACTGGAACTCGGCATCGCGATTGCGAAACAGTGGGGGATCAATCCGCCAGAGGAGCCCAAAGACGACGCCACGATAATCCACAACGGCAATACCGTGGGGTCTTGGCGCAAGACGCGCGGGACATCACTCGACCAGAAGCTGCTGAAGGAAAAGCACCCTGATCTGGTGAAGCAATTCACTAAGGAATATTTTTACCGCAAGTTCTACATCAAGAGAAAATAGGAGAGCAAAATGTCGGCAAATATCGCAACACATTCAGCAGTATTCGGCGGGTCAGTCAGCGCACCGGTATCCAATTACGGGGAAATCGCCGCCACCGCAATCGCCGCGCAGGCCAAGGCGATGGTGGAGTCGCGCTATGTCATGGCGCTGAAGCGCCCCAGAAACTGGGACCAAGTCAGGCAGGACTTGCTGAAGGAATGCAAGCGGCCGTCGTTCGCGAACAACAAGTCGTCCCTGTATCGGAAGCCGATAGGGAAGGGGGTCGAGGGGCTCGGCATACGGTTCGTCGAAGTTGCGCTGCGCTGCATGACGAACGTCTTGTGTGAGAGCGTGATGGTCTACGCAGACGACCAGCGCGAAGTGCATCGGGTGTGCGTCACCGATCTCGAAAACAACAACACATGGCCGATCGACATCACCGTCAGCAAGACGGTCGAGCGGTCGCGCCCGGGCGACGACGGCGCGTTCGTATCAAAACGCACGAACTCCTACGGCAAGGAAGTTTTTACCGTGCTGGCGACAGAGGATGAGTTACTCAACAAGCGGCTGGCGCTTATCTCGAAAGCCATGCGCACGGCAGGACTCAGGGTGATCCCCGGAGACCTGCAAGACGAGGCCGAGGAAATTATTCGGTCGGTGCGTCTCGACGAGGCCGCCAAGGATCCTGACGCGGCACGTAAACAGATCATCGACGCGTTCGGGGAAATGAGTGTGCCAGCCGCGGCTTTAGAGGCATACGTCGGGCATACGCTCGATACCTGCAGCCCGGCTGAACTGGTGGAACTGCGCGGCCTCTATGGAGCGATCCGCGATGGCGAGACAAGCTGGAAATCTGCCGTAGATGCCCGCGACGATGGCAAGCGGAAGACGCCAGATCCGAAGGTCGCCGGCGTGGATGGCGATAATAAATCCACGTCGTCCACCATGAAGACGGCCGCTGCCCGGGCGGCTGCCCGGGCGGCCTCCGCGAAATCCGAGAAACAAAACGAGGAGAAGGGGAAACCGCCGGCCGACGGTGGGCTGCGCGAACTGCGCGACATCCATGGTCGCGCATTGGTCGGGGACGACGGGCTGCCACTAGTAACGTCGATGAATCCACAAGTGGGCGAGATACTCGACGCTGATCGAGGGCCGCCGAACTTGGTCTCTGGCGTGGTGGTAGCGGTCAGCGACACGTCAATCATGGTCAGACCACTTCCCCATGACTGAGCAAGACACTTACAAATACGACCCGACTCCAAAAGTTATAGACCCTGACGCATGGAAGAGGCTGGCAACGAACAGCTTGCAGAGTGGGCGAATCATTTACGGTGGCGCTGCCGGCGGTGGCAAGTCGCACTGGCTGCGCATGGCCGCGGTGATCAGAGGGGGTCAGACCCGGAGATACAAGGATGAATGAAACGTCATTTTTCTGTTACAGGCTCAAACAATTCGGAGAGTGTTGCGGATCGCAGTGCGGAGCGTGTCAGGATAAAGAGCAATCCATTTGCGCTGCTGCCGGGGAGTTGCCGGAGCCGGTGGCTTTTATAAATCGTGAGCGATGGGATTCTGATGATTACGGGCCGACTGTCTGTTTTACTGTCTGTTTCTCAGACACGAAAACCGGCAACATTGAACAGCCCCTCTACGGCCCCGAAGTCCTAGACCTTCTGCGGAAAGCCGAGGCCGCACGCGATGCGCTGCGGAAGGCATTAGAAAAACTTGTTGTTGAGATCGATGCGCTGCGGAAGGATGCGGAACGGTTAAATTATTGGGCAGAAAACGCTGCGGGCGAGTTTTTGTTTGACGAAACAAATCACGAATTTATTAAGTTTCTGCCAAAGAAACCGCCAAGACCTATCAAACTTGTTAAAGCAGCAATCGACGCCGCAATAGCGGGGAAGGGGGAGTGATGAGTCTAAGTAACAGAGCCGCAAAGAAAATGAGCGCGTGGCTGTCGTGGTGCAGGCAACACGGGTGGAAGGAAGAATACATGCCGGGACTCGCAGACCTGTGGCTCAAACACCACGACGAAGAAACTGGGGAATTGGCCGACTTCCTTCGCAACAACGCCGCCGCAATAACGGGGGAGGGAAAATGAGCAAACGGATTGAATTAGGTTGCGCCGGTCATTTTATCTGCGCGAGTGATTGCCATTTCCGCCGCCATACGCAGGTAAATGGCTATCGTGTGTCCACCGTTGGCAATTTATATTACAGCCACGAAAAGAACGGTGGGCGAAAAACGCTTGGTGCTGGCGAGAATTCATTTTTTGAGACTTACGTATTCCGCACAACCAACAAGCCAGTCGCCGACAGTGAGGGATGCGGGTGCATGGAAGTTGCTGAGTGGTCTGAAATAGACGGGCAGCGATACGCAACCGCAGGCGAAGCGCAAGCAGGACACGAAAAATACGTGCGGAAATATATGCGGAAGGGGGGAGGGAAATGACTGACACACCGAAGACGGACGCGACACGTTGCAAGAAGCGACTCATCGACCATTCGATGGCGTTCCCGCGATACCACCAATGCAAATTTAAAGCCAAGACAGATGGCTACTGTGCCAAGCACCACCCTGACGCAGTGAAGAAACGCACTGTTGAAAAAGCGGCACGATGGGAAGCTAAGCGCAAAAATTCACCGTTGCAAATAATTAAGAGACAGGCGGAGCGCATCGCTCAGCTTGAGCGCGAACTAGCTGCCACCGAGAAAGCCGCAGACGATGCCGACACTGACAAACTCCGGGCGATCGGGCTTTATGAATCAGCGGCGAAGGAACGTGACGCGGCTGTGTCCCGCCTCAAGGCGCTGGTCGATGGGATGCGGGAAAAAAGGCTACTCTGATTTCTTGGCCGTATTCAGATCTATTACTGCTGCGGTTCCTTCGTCAGCGATTGCTCGAAAGTCAGAAAATCTTGCTCTAACCCTTGCAACAAGGACTCCATACGCACGTTCAAGGCGGGCGAAGTATTCAGCGGTTTCAGGAGCACCGCAGGAGTCGGTCGGGGCCTTGGGCACTCTACCGCTTGCGCGACTACTTGGGGTGTTGCGCAGCTTGCTAACAAGGGCAGCATTATCAGCAAGTAGCTTTTCGTGTTCAGCATTGGCCTTCTCCACTTTTGCTAGGTTCTCTGCGTTGATGCGTTTTGCTTCGGCCGCGGCCAGCCTGCCGTTGGCCTCTACATCAGCCTTGAACTTTTCAAACTCGGCGCGGCAGTTGTCCAGAGCAACTCGCTTGCTCCATCCGTAAAAGCCTGTCACGCCGGCAAAGGCTATGCAGGCGATGAGGATATACTCGATGAAACCCTTCTGGTTCATTCTTCCCCAATTTTCTCTGGCCAATACAGTGGCTTGTCACCGTATATTTTAACCATATATGCGGCCATTCTGGGAAGCGGAAACACCCGGCAATTCTCCGGAAGATACAGATTCTTGCGGGTCTGCAGATGACACCACGAGTCTGTTGCAGCGGGATGTTCTTGCCACAGCCCGCATTCGGCGAGGACCTGCAGATGATTCATGCACCACAGGTCAAGGTCTCCGTCAGGATCTCGCAGGTCGACGGCCTGCCCAGTGATGTGCTTGCTGGTTCCTTTGGCTGAGTTCGACGTATTGTCGTTGATCTCTGGCGGACGCAACCCAGATGTGACCTCGTCAACAGATGCACCAGTGTCATCAAAATAGATCGACAAAAGTTTATTGACGCGGCCGACGGTGTCGATGCAGTTGCCCTTGATCTCCTCGCTATATAGCGACGGAAACAACTTGTCGCGCCCCATGAGATATTGCTCGATCGTGATCACTGCTGCGCCCCCTCAGTGGAAGTGCGGCCTGAATTGTAGAACGCGAACACAGCAGTCTGCATCACTGTAATCG